CGTTGGAACAACTAGAAGAATTTTTTGCCCTCTATCCACATAGTATCTTACTAGGGAATAAATCATCAGTGATTTGCCTGATGCAGTGGGACTTATCAATAGTTTTCTATTATGCTTTAATGCATCATATACTCCCTCAATTTGATATTTTCTGGGAGAGTGAGTACAAATAGAGTTCATATAATCTTTCACACCTTCATATGAAATTCTATCATTCTCTTCATATGGTGTGCCATAAAACTTATTATTTTCAAACTTATAAGTGTATCCATATTGCTTGCAAAAAGATACAATCTTATCTAAGAGGCCAACATAAATCTGCTTAGACCTCATGTCATATAAATGTATTTCTCCATTCCAGTTCTTACCCCTATACTGAGGCATAAACTTTGCATTTGGAACCTCAAACTTGAAATGATCTCTAAGTTCGTATTCAATATGAGGTTCTGTATTAATCTTTAAAAATACTTCGTTGGATTTTGATATTACAAGATTTGCTGTAGTGTCAATCACATGAATCCATTCATCTAAAAGTATTTATTTACCCTAGTCCAGCACTAAATCTCATAAACTCAATTGCATTTTTAATTTGATATGTTCTGTTTTGAATCACTTTTAGAATACTTTCTAGATAAACAAGCATAGTTTCATAGTAATCGAGTTTCAAATTAACTGTAGATAACTTTTCATCTGCATCAAGATATTTTTGCATCGTATCCTTGTCACGGATTTTTTTAGGAAATGGATCCTCTATGTAGACATCAGGATCTGCTTTTCCAGAATAGTACTCATATCTTTCGTGCCTAATATTTCTTTTCTGCTGTTCTGCTTTCTTTTTTAGGAGAATGATTGTATTATAAAGTTCAAAGTATTTTGCATGAAGCGTGGGAATATTTGTTGATTCTGTATGGAGATTGTCCATATCTATTTTCGAATCTTTCTCCCACATTCTTTGAATTGTGTCAAGATCAATTGTCATAAAGGATTTCCACTCAAATCGGTGATATCGTAAATAGTATACTTGAAAGATACCTCTGCTGTAAAGTACTGAATATCGGTATCTGTAGCATCAAAGTTCAGTGTTGTTAATGAATATGGCCAAAGATCTTTAAAGTTTACTCTAAAATTTGGTTGGAAATTGCTATTCAAAATAGTCAATGTACCATCAGAGTAGATATCTTGTGTTTTTATATTTCTTCTTTCAACTCTTCCTGGTTGTTTTTGTAAATCGTATATTTCATTTAAAGATTCTGGATATCCTAAACCACGTATCCAATTTTGAACCTCTAGATAATTTTTGAGATCTTCGTCTACAATAAATCTCAAATTAAAATCATCAAATTGAATTTTATCTCCAGGTGTATCTATATCTTTGAGGTATGTTGGTTGAATAGCAACACCTAAAGTTAAACCTGGAATATTGGCTGAGTTGCTGAAGAAAGAAACTTTTGGTGCCCTATTTAAAATAAACTTAAACCCTGTTGGAGATAGAAAATTTCTATTCTCTATTTGGTTCTTATTAATATTAGATGTTGCCATTTTTTGTAATTATTTAGATAAAAAAAGAGGGTCCCGAAGGACCCTCCAAAGAACCGTGTGAAATTAAATCACATGAGGTTCTTAACGGTAACGCGTCTGTAGTAACGGTTAGAGTTGAGTTGAATGCCGTTGTCAGCAACAACACCGTTTGCAGCACCCGAATTTGCGAATGGGTTGTGAACCATTCCGTAACGGGTCTTAAATGCAATCTTGGGCTGGAAGGTGTTCTCGCCAACAGCACGAACCATTTGGAGGGGAACGTATGGGCAATAGAACAGACCTGCGTCATAAGGTGAAGAACCCTTATAACCAACAACGTAGTACTGATCTGAAGAAACGTTTGATGAATAAGGATCGATGTATACACGATACTTACCTTGGAGAACACCAGCGAAGGTGTTACCAGTGTCATCAACGTTCAAGTTTGCATTGAGTGCAGGGGTGTAATCGAGAACACCAGCCATGGTCAGTGCTGAAGCAACGTCAGCAGAGCACATGATGATGTTGCCCTTTCCTCTACGAGTACGCTGTGCAATTGCGTTAGCATCACGCTCGATTTGGAACAGAAGACCCTTGAACTTCTCAACTGACCAACGACCGTTGGAGTCAACGTCGAGGTCGAAGATGCCGCCGGTAGCAACGTTTGATTGTGCACCAGCTTCAGCAGCCTTATAGATGGTTCTGATGACTTCGCGGTTGATTTCAGCAAGAATCTCGCTTGACAGAATGTTAGCGAGTTCTGCTTCTGCATTCAGACCGTGAATTGCCTTCAGATCCTGAGCGAGCTCGAGTGAATACTCGGCCTTCAGAGCACGTGAACGTGCGGTAACGGTGACCTTCTCGATTGAGAATGCCATCTCGTTGAAAGGAGTTGCATCTGCAGATCCGAGTGCTTCGGAATCAGCAGTACGCATACCACCACCAGTGGTATAATCATCCTGAGAACCAGTGTTCAGGATGTTGGGGTTGGTTGAACCCAGACCAGGACCACCAGTAGTACCGATACCAGGACCGCCGAGTGAGTTTGCTGCACCACCAAATGCTCTTGAGCCACCTGAGGTAGCACCAGAGAAATCGGTATCTGCTTCATCATACAATGCTTCTACACCATTCTGATTGGTGTAGCGTGAACGCATTGCAAAGATGAGTCCAGTAGGACCACTCATGGGTTGAACGCCAGCCAGATCATAAGCGACCAGGTTAGGCATTGAACGTCTGATAAGTGAAATCAGAACGGGATCGAAACCAGCAACTGACTGATCGCCAGCACTGGTGTAACCGGTGTTACCAACTGCATTGGTTGGTGCCTCGGTCAGGAATGAACCTGAGGATGAGAAAGCATTTTGCTCTCTTAAGAATTTTTCTTGGTTTTCGAGCAGGACTGCGGTTACAGCTCTCTTGTGTGAATCTTTGATTGAATCAAGACCCTCGCAATTGAGGAGAGGTGCCCACTTTTCCTGCAGATGCTCGGAATGGAACATTTGCGGTTTACCTTTACTAAGTGTTTAATTTTGGTTTGAATTATATTAAATTCAAAAGTTACTTAATCAAAAAACTGAACGTCACTTGGACATTCTTTGCATCATCTGAATGTATGATGACATTGGTCCCGAAATTGATTCTGGAGTGGTGTCAACACCTTCAGACAAAGTTTCTGATTTAGTTTTTGGAGTGCTCTTTGAGAAGAAATATGATTCCTTCAACATCTCCAGTTTTTCACGATATTGTGTCTCACTTTCAAACTCAACACTTTCGGCAAGTGAAGCGAGCTTCTCTTTCTGAGTGACTGCGAGTCCCTCAGAAACTTGATCTAAGATTCCATCTGCAACCGACTCAGAGAGACGCTTGTTGAGGGAAATATTTTTCTCAATTTGCTCGTTGAGTTTTGTCTCCATATCATCAAGTTTTTCTACCATGCTCTCAAGCACATCATATTTATCTTCAGGGATTGTTACATAATGATCTTCAAAAAGTTCCTTCATACCAGCGATGAAGGATTCCGTCATTTCTGTCTTAAGACCATGCTCAATTGCGAGTGCATTTTCATTCATCCACTCGTCAGCAACATACTCAAGGTAAGAATCAACACGCTCTGTGAGTGATTCTTTAATTTCTGCAACTTCTTCTTGAAGTGCATCTGCATAAACTTGTTGCAGAGACTCTTCAATTTGTGCAACCTTCGAATTGATTGCTGACTCAAAAATAGTCTTTGCCTTTTCCTTAAACTCTTCGGAGAGTTCTTCACCTGCTACAAGAGCTTCAACATCTTCGTCAATATTGTACTCTTGAACTACTTCTTCTTCTTCTTCTTCAGCAACAAATTCTTGGGTATCTTCCACTTCTTCTTCTGAAATTACTTCTTCAGTTTCAGTATCTTGATCTTCCTTCATTTTGTGCATTGCTTCTGCAGATCCACCAGACTTAGTGACTACATCACTAACACTCTTTAATGATGATGGTTTCAGTTTTGCTGAATCATCATCGGTCTTATAATTTTCTGGAGTAGGGCCGCCAAGATCTTCCCAATTACCACTTTGACCTGCTACTGCTCCAGCAGCAAGTTTTTCCATACCTTCTGGAGCTGAAGCACCAGAATTAACGGCAGTCTTGGATTGAGCATTGCCTACTTCCATTTCTTGTAATTCTGTACCACTAGACATTTGAACTCTCCGATTTACCTGTATTAAATCTATATTTATTTATCAATTTATAAATTTGAAAGGAACTCATTGAATAAGTCTAACTTATGTTCCTCCAAGCGTTTTTGGTCAACTAAGGTATTAATTCTTCTTTGAGTTTGTGCTGCAAACTTTTCACGAAGGATTCCGCCTTCCCATACCCACTCTTTTCCTTCCATAATTCCTTGAACAAATGCATCAGGTGCAGAAGGATCTGCAACAATATCAGCAGCAGTTGCTAACATAAAATCTTCACCAACTTGACTGTAACCTTCTTTGGTTGGTCTTAATGAACCAATACCACGAGAAGAAACACCAAGACAAACACCTTCTTTAAGAAGTGATTCTGCAATCTTTCCCATTGGGGTTGAAAGAATCTGTGCCTTTCCGATAAAGTTATTACCTTTTTGTTCAAGTGAAACAATCTTATGGCAAACTCTATCCAGGTTTACTGTTGGACCATCGGGGTGTCCGAGTTCTCCAAGAGCACGACCCTTATTGACATACTGTTCAGTATATCTCTTTACTTCCTTTTCCATAATGGACATAGGATACATACGTCCATTTCTGTTTACGCACTCTGCTTGAAGGAAAGGTCCACAGATATACAGTTTTGCTGATTTTCCAGCACCTTCTGTAATAACCTCTACCTTTTCGATCTCCTCTCTAATAAGTTTCATTTCTTTATTGGTTCTTTAACTTTATTTATTATTTAAAAGATAACAGGACTATTGTCCTTATCATGTCTTTGATAAGGATCAACAGGAACCGCAGTATTTATTCCTGATACAGGATCATATCTATATCTTTGATATGATGCTGGAGTTCTTGTACCAATTCCTGCGGGACTATTGTACTCATAAGCAATATAGTCGCCGTTAAAATCATAATGTGTTATAGTAGACCAACCTTCTAAATTTGAAAAGGTAGTTACTGCAATAGAAATTGGTTGAGGAGAAACGACCTGATTATTAATATCGTGTCTAGTATATCCTGCAGGCATTTAAATTAACTCTCTTCTTGTGTTGGAAATACGCCAAACATACTATGTGATTTTTTTTCTCTTTCAACTTGAAGTACTTCAGATGCTTTTACAAAAAGAGCATTTTTAATTGAATCACTTGCAGTTGATGTGTCGCTATTAGCAATAGCATCAATGATTTGTGATGAAGATGGTGAAGATTGTACTTGATCTCCACTATCAACAGTTAATTCGTCCATTTTAATATAAAAGTTAACTATGGGTTATTTATATCTCTCCACCTTTGGGAACTTCTGTGACTTTTGCATCTGTTTCTAAATCTGGTTCCATTATTGGAGCTCCAAGATCTTCTCCACCAATTTGATCCATCATAGGAAGACCCGTTTCTGGATCTATTGATGCTGGATCTGGAATAATTCCATCTTTAATTTCTTTCTCAATAAGATTATCTTGTTCAATAATCTCTTGGTCTGACTGTCTTAGAATCTTTCTTCTAAGATAATCTTGAGAGAAATATTTTCCAACATAAGGTTCTGCAGTTTGAACGAGAGACAATCTCTCATTTAAAAGTTCTGCGTCCTTCAGTTCTGAGAAATGATTATCGTAAAGGAAGTCATATTGAATATGCTCTTCCATTTTATCCCAATCTTCTGGGGTGATGATATTCTTCAGAAGAAGTTGAGTTCTCAACATATCATTAAACATGTGTGAGAATCTCTTTCTCAAGCGACCAACAAACTTAGTGAACTTAAGTTCGTCTCTCAAAATTTCAGAAGAACGACCAAGATTAAATCCGCCTTCTCCATCCATTCTTGATGGTGGAACATTCAGTGAACGATATAACTTCTTCTTGAAGTATTCAATATCAGTAATCTCGCCAAGGTTTTGGCCGCCA